CTGAAGAAGTTTATCCAAGTGTATTAAATGTGGCCGGTAAATATCACAAAGCTTTACGTGCGCAAGGAGTGAGTTTGAAAGAAACTCCTGTTCAAGCGATCGGAGCTTTTGGTACACGTCTTGTAACAGACTTAACAAACGATGGGACCAGGGGCGTGTATTGGCGCTACAACCATCCACTTGCAATATTAGATACCGGCATTGAAAACACAATGAAAGCCGTAGTCGGCAAAGATGCTTATAAAGATTTAGGTAAAACTAAAACAGGTTTGATGGCAGCGACAATTGCCGTACCAACCACGATTATGAGTGGTGCTTTCAATATTCTTAATCCAGGCCAAGCTTTCCGTGCCACTGGTTACGCGCAAACATATTCACCAGAAGGTACAGATGATCGCAGAGAGACAGAACAACCAGTACAAGAGTTATTTGATCGTTTCTTCTTGGGACGTCAAGGAGCGCCATTAAAGTATGAAACTGCAAAAGCAGAGATTCCAAGTTTAACGCCAGAGCGTTATTCAAGATTCATGCAAAACTATTATCAAGATCGTGGTTTCATGGGAATCTTAAAAGTAACTCCGGAGAATTTAGAAGGAATTCCAGAAGCTCGCATGCTTGGTTATCCTGTTAACATTGCAACAGCAACTACAGCGATTGGTGGATTAACTGGATTAGCGGCAGGATTACGTAGCGCACCATCTAAAGTTGTACCCGGCACTGGATATCGTGCACACACTGTAGATATGGCACGAACAGGATTAACACGCCGTGGTTTAATCGGTGGAGCAACAGGTGCACTAGCCGGGGCTGCTATTGGCGCAACAATCAATGCAACGATTGCACAAGCTAATCGTCCGAAATTACCGACAGTTGCTGAATATACAGAAGAAATGCAATGATAGAATTAGCTGATAACAGATAGTCGTAAACATGGCATTAATAACAGGTAGTGGCGGAGACTACAGCGAGAATTATTCACGCCGTGGAAACGCTTCTCGTTATAGCGAAGATAAGGCACAGAATCTTCTTTCTCAATTCATGGCAGGTCTCAGTTCGGCAGGCCAAGGAATTGCAGGTTTATTTCAAGGCGGCGCTCCCAATACAACTGCAAATAACATCTTGATTACCGGTGATACACCAAATGATCCACGTATCACTGGTACCACTGAAGATCCACGTATTACCCAAGGTGGTACACGCACTGGCGGTGTAGATGTACGTCGTCCTATTACCGGCACTCAAGTTGAGATGGCGGAAGAAACACGTCGTGGTGGTGGACAAAGCTCTATTCCACAGATGGGTGCAGCCGGTCGTGGCGGCGGTGGCGGTGGCGGTGGCGTAACGGGTGGTGGCGGCGGAGGAGGGGGAACAACTCCACCGTCTTCTCCTCAACGAGGTGGCGGTGGCGGACGCGGTAATGTGAACGTCAATCCAGGTGCTTTAGTTGATCGCAACACTTTGCTGGGCGGGGCATTCAGCAATGAAAATGCCGGAAGAAACCTTGGCCGACTTGGTTACTTAGCACCTGCTGCTGCGGCAGCACAGAGTTACATGGAAGGCAAGCCTGTTGAGGCATTGGCTGGCGGCGCTGCTGGTCTTGGTACCACGGCATTAGTCCGTGCTGCTGGTCGTACTGTTGGCGGCGGTATGGGTACTGTTCTTCAGTTGGCCGCACCTTTCGTTGGCCTTGGTGCACAGCAGTTAGCTGGTGGCGCTGCACAAAGCGCTTATCAACGGAAGACTGGGTCTGGCGATCCAACAGCACTGTCGACTCAAATGGGTCGGATAGAAAAGCTTCAACAATTAGGTCTTGAAGGTAACATTGCAACTCTGAATGCTGTTAACTCTGGTACCAAAGACATGCTGACGCATGCCATGGAAACCGAGAAAACATACATGCAATCGATGTTCCCCTTACTTGAGCAGCAACGCAATAATGATGTTGTGCGTCAACAACAAATTATGAACAGCATGGGTCAAAACTTTGCCATGCTTGGTAGTGCCGCCATCACAGGCAAGCTTGCTCTTGGAGCACAAGCAAATGCTGGTGCCAACTTGCGCACAATGATGACTGCTGCACCTTACGCTAATGCAGTTCTTCAAGCTCCAAGTATTAGCTTCTGATAGGTAACAATCATGGCTGGATTTCTCGGCGGTTTATTTGGAGGAGGGGGCCAGGGTGGTTTCATGAACCAACCCTATGGTGATTGGCGTTCTACATCAGGCCAAGCTACAGGCAATCCAAATCTTGCTGGCAGCTATGCCGATATTGTTTCTGAATACCAAACAAAATACGGTAGTGATTCTAACTTTGACCCCAAAGATCCTACATCTGTTTTTTCAAAACTAATCAAAGATCAGCAAGTACAAACAATGCTTGCTAATGATCCACGTGTTATTGCATTACAAGCACAGGCTTATGTTGACCCAATGAATCAACTAGCTGACAAAGCATCGGAACGTGCCATGAAGGGACACATTTTTGCCAATGTGTTAAAAGCTCCCGATCGCTATGGTGAAGCAATGGCACGTAAATTTGACTTTATTAATCCAGTAATTCAAGCGATGCGTGATAGTAACACAGCATCCAAACCGTTTAGCAGTAGAATTACTTTTAACGTCTAAGTAAATAACATGTCTTATTGGAACACTAATATTCCAGCCGGTACTTTTGGCGACTTTACAGGTGTGCCAAGTAAGTACACTTTACCAAGTGCAGGTAGTTTTGATATTCCTGCGTTTAATGCTGATATTCCTGCCGGTACATTTGGTTCGTTTCCCACCATTGATGGCTCAGCCGCAGGACAGGCTGCTTTTGGTGGAACAGCAGCAGGTGGGTTAGGTAGCTGGGGAGGCATGCAAGCCATTGGTGGCATTGCAAATACACTCTTTAACCAGCTTGGTAATGCGCAAGGAACTCAAGCAGGACAAGACTATCTTGATTTCATGGCAGACAAACGAGATGCTGACTTTGGCTCTGCTTTAATTGAACGAAATATAGATATTGCAGATCAATTTAGAATTCCTCGGGTTGTTGCAAAGATGCGTGCAAATGACCCAAGTATTCGACAAGCTGATCGTAGGGCTGATCTTGCAAACTTAGCAGGAAAATACGGACAACTTGGTGGTTTCCTTGCTTAAGTGTTAACGCCTTAAAATAATGAGAAAGAGAGTGTAGTTATTATGTCCCTAGGTAGTGCGGTAAGTGGTGCCTCCAGTGGTGCTTTAGCAGGCATGTCACTTGGCCCCTGGGGCGCAGCAGCAGGTGGTCTTATTGGTGGCCTCGGAGGTTTATTCGGTGGTGGTGGCTCCCTTGAATATGGTTTAACACCACGAGAAGAAGCGCTTCAAAATTATGCGTTTAACCAAGTACGTGCAACGCCTAGTCGAAAACGCACTATTATTAACGAAGCCAGGAGCCTAAGGGAAGGCGGAGATCGTGGTGCTGCAGAGGCATTGCTTGAGGGCTATGTCGATCGTTTTACCAATCCCGAATTTATTGAGAAACGGTTAGCGAGAAGTTATAGTAAACCGGTTGATTATTACGGTAAGAATTTCCAAGACATTGCAAGTAGCATTTATAACCAACAAGGCATTGGTTATAGCCCTGCTGATTACGATCGTCTCGCTAGTCGTGCCAAGGCAGAAAACATTAGAAGCGGTTCAGCTTTTGAGAATTTGTTGAAATCTGATTTGATTGCAAGTGGGAAGGTAATGTCCACAAACCAGCAAATACTTGCGGATATCTTTGGAGCACCTGAGAGAAACGCCTCTGGTAAACTAACAGGTAGATATGGCGATGCTTCGACAAGCACGCCAATTAGTAAGTACATGCCAGGTGGCTATAAAGGAGCGTAATCATGTCAAAAAATAAACAACAAAATAAGCCTCAACAGCAGCAGAGCAAGCCTCAGCAAAGCGCTTCAAAACCAAAACCAAAAGAACAAACGATTTCAATTGGTGGCGTTAAATACAACATCACTGGTAACAAAGTAGGCGGCAAAGAGTTTGCTGCGATTGCTACCGGAACCGGTAGGGGACTTCCGGATTTAAAAGAAACAATTTTAAACAAAGGGTTTTCTTTATCTGATAGCGGTAAGCAGTATTATCAAACAAGCAGAAATACAGTAAACCCACCTGAAGATAAGTCAGGCACTGGAACAGGAGTCGAAAAAGAAGAGACCACTAATCCCGCTGTAGATCCCAAAACATCTTGGCAATGGTACAGGGATCTTGAACTTGAGAAGGGTGCACAGCAAGGTGAATTTGGTCTCGAAAGCGATCGTATTCGCAATCAATCCGCTGTAGAACTTGCAAAGATTCAAGCGGGTGCTTCTAATTATGGTTACGACAGGCAGCTTGAAGGAACAAAATATGCCACAGATTCCGAAGAGCGTTGGCGTCAGGCCGTTGCAACAATTGAAGGTGACAAGAAAGCTTCTCTCCAGAACATCATTAACGCTGGTTTAAAAGATGTAGCAGAGATTGAGGGCGCTTACTCGCTTAAGAATGTTGAAGCAAAAGGTAAGTACGATACCCAGATTATGGGATTAAGGACCCAGGCTGACAAAGACATTGCCAGGATGGATGCTAATCAGAAGATGTACAATCTCCTTGGATTGGCCTTCGGTTAAGTCTGTTTATAATAATTAGATACCTTTACATTGGGTTATAAAAATGGCCAACGCACTTACGGATACTGGTAGCGATACCGCTACTAATTTTGACCTTGGTAACTTCGAGAAACTTCTTGAGCGCCTGGAAGCATCTAAAGGTCGTCAGCAACGCCAAAAGTCTGTTGAAGGTCGCCGTGATATCTTCCAACAGGGCCTTGCTAGTATGATGTCCAACTTCTGATTTTGAGAGCACTATAAGCCATGACAACGTTGCCACCCGGCCAAGTCAATAAACCAAACGAAGATGATCCGTTTGATATTGACAAATATCGACAGGCTGCTGAAGTGGCTTATAGTTTCTCCAAGAAAAAATTAGAAGATGCTGGAACCCAAGAGCGTGAAACCATCGGCAAAGGTGCGTCAGAACAACGCGCCTCTGCCGCACAAGAACAAGAGTTCAAGCAATCTGACGAAGCCAGAGACTACAACCAGGCGCAACGAGGCTATCGATATTGAGTTATTTGACCAGTGGGTCGATAACTTAACTTCCTCGGATCAAGATGCATTCTGTAGTTTTGCAGAAGAAACATTCTCAGTTATTGAGTGCTACCTCTATGCCAGGTTCCTTGGCTACGGAGGTAGTATTTCTGCGTGTGATCTTTGGGTAAAAGCCCATTACAAAAAACCTGATCACCGCAAGAAACTCCTCTATGAAATTGAGGAGATGCAAGAAGACATCCGTAAGTTACGTGAAGACGTAGACAACGGTGTTGTTAAACGTGATGCAGGTGTCGCACGTATTGCAGGGATGCAGAAAGAATTACGTGGCACTATTGCACAAATTGAACTCTTTACATCTAGTCGAGATCGCAAAGGTTTGTTGATGGCTGGGGCAGATCGTGCGCTGCGAGAATTGCAAATTATTTTCAAAGATGATCCTATTGAGATTCCCTTGGAAGAAGCGTCCATGAGTATCTGGGCCAAAATGCAATACGAAGACAGTTAAGTTAAAATACATACATGATGAACCAATCACAACCACAAGCTATTCTTGGTCAAACACCAGGTAATGATGCGATGCTTGCGGGTAGCCTTGGCGCAGCAGTCCGTAGGTTACAAGAAAACCGTGATCGCTTCAGTGGTCGTCGTGTCCTACAAGGTGCGCCCATTGGTGGTGAAACAAAAAGCCCTGCGTCACAAGGCGCCGAAGTGCTAGACGCAGTTGCAACAACACGAAATGAACAAAACGGAACCCAACCGCCAGCAGCTCCCCCAAATCCTGGCACACCTCAAGGAACGGGAAGCCCGCAACCAGGACAACAGCCCAATGTCGGACAAGGACAAACGACAAGCGGCACTGGAAAGAGCGCTCCAGTATCAAGTGCAGAAGAAGAAAAACAAAAACGGCAACGAATGAAGTAGTATTCAGTTAGTAACTGATTACTTATTGTGCCTGCATACCAACATCTTGCATATCGACGTAACGCGCAAGCTGCTGCACGCAGGCAACAAATTCGTGCACCACGTAATGTTGAAGCCTTAAAAAAAGCAAGAGAAGATTTTGGATATTTTTGTGATTATGTTGCCGACAAACCTCCTGCTCAACATCACAAAGAATGGCATCGTCACTTTGTGACCGGTGAAGATAGTGCATGCCTTTTAAAAATTGCTGGGCCAAACGTTGACCTTTTGGCACCACGAGGATCAGCTAAGTCCACAATCTTAGGTTTGTTTACAGCATGGGCTATTGGTCTACATACACAAGCCAAGAAGCCTCTTCAAATTCTTTACCTTTCTTATACGGTTGACATTGCACGTTCTAAGTCTGCAACGATTAAGCGAATCATTGAAAGCAAAAGATATCAAGAAGTATTCCCAACTGTACGTCTTCTGAAGAACGTTACTAGTAATGAATACTGGTCTATCGATCACAAGTTTGCAGGTATTGATACAACCGGTGAAGAACAATTTACGTTGTGCGCTGCAGGCCTTAAAGGCTCAGTGACATCTAAACGTTCACACTTGGTCATCATTGATGACGCTATTAAATCTGCAGCAGATATCTCTAACCCTGACATTCGCAAGCAAATGCAGGACAACTGGAATGCTGTGATTGCACCTACCATGTTTGAAGGCGCAAGGGCTATTTGCCTTGGCACTCGCTTCAGACATGATGATATTCACGCAACGACATTTAACCCTCAAAACAATTGGTTGCAGATTGTGTTGTCAGCGATCCTTACTGATCCCAAGACGGGAGAAGAAGTTTCTTACTGGCCTGATATGTGGTCACTTGATTACCTAAAGGAAAAGAAACGACAAGCACCGATCGCTTTTTCTTTCCAGTACATGAATCAAGTTGTCAGACAAAACGAATTGTCCCTTGCACCAGAGCTTATTGTTAAAGCAGAAATCGCAACTGAATTTGATTGCCTTGCGGTCGGTGTTGACTTATCCGCTGGCACTAAAGAGAAGAATGATTACACCGTAATGACATTAGGTGGACGCATTGGTGACCGCATTCATGTTATTGATTATCGACGGTTGCGTGTAATGGGCAACCTTGAAAAACTAGATGCTTTAAAAGAACTTCTCAACGATTGGAATATCATTGGCCAAGATGAGAATGGTAATTACTATCCAACGTACTCAACATGTGATATTTACTCAGAAGCTGTGCAGTACCAAGCTTCACTAGAGTCTGACTTTAAACGCGTGTGTTTGACTAATGAAGGTCTTTATAATTTAAATTGGCATCCCGTCAAGGGATTCCGTGCAGATAAATTGGCACGCTTCCGTGGTTGCATGGGCTTGTTTGAAGACCGTAAACTTATCTTTAATCGTTATCGCAACTTTACTGCAATGTTTGAAGAGCTTACTAACTTTGGTGTAAGCAGTCACGATGACTGCGTTGATTCGTTGGTTTGGATGATTAATGGATTGATGCGCAAAGGACAACTTCATGTTGATTACTAAACTTAGAATTGATAAAAAGCAAAGTTGGTTGTGGGACCTGAGTACGTTGCCATTGGTTTAACAGCCGTCATATCTGCAGTTACTGGCGGAAGCTGGATAGCAGGTAAGATTCTTGGTAGGCAAAACGACCAGATCCAACAAGCTTTTAATTACATTGGTTCACAAAAAAGAAGGATTGATGTTTTGGAAGACGACCTGAAGCGAATGCCTCTGGAGTACGTGCTTAAGGTCGACTTCCTAAGAGAGATCCAACAGATGCATGATAACTTTAATCAGATCAATGCAAAGCTTGATAAGCTGGTTGAGAAATTGCTTGAATCCAAATGAGTTACATCCTTGAGGTCCAGGAGGACGAAAACGGAGATCAGTTCATTACGTTTCCCGAAGAAGTAGTTGAAGAGCTCGGTTGGCAAGAAGGTGACGTACTGAATTGGGATGTACGTGGTACGGGAATTATTATTACCAAAGTCAATGATGCGGCGGGATACGAAGTTATAGAAGAGTAGAATAGTCCCAGCAGAGAAAGTATTTAGAGTGAACTATCTTACACAACCTGGCGGCTTTTATGGCACAGGTTTAGGTAATTCCGGAGCAATGGCAGCGAGCCCTTTTGATCCTCGCTTTCAAATTCCAGGCGCAAAAAATAAAGACAAACCACTTCTCCCTGGTGAGAATCGCAAAGATATTGATGACGTGTATGGCCCAGGGCA